TAGGGGGTTGTTGGGATGAAACCCACAAAATGTCGAGCCGGAACCAGAGCTTTTTGCCGACGCACCTGTGTTCACCATGCTGAGGTGTGAGCGGAACGAGAATTTCCAGAAGCTGCTATACGCGGTGGTGTTGCAGGGGATGTTCAAGGAGGCCGTTGCCGATTTGATGGGTGAGCCCGCACCGAATCGAGCGATGCCACCGGAGCCAATTGAGTTCAAGCAGGAGCCAACTGACTTCGAGGAACGCATGGACAAATACTTCGCACACTCTGCTGAGACATTCCACCGGGATGCGTGGGGAATGGAAATATGAGTCTACTCAACATGAATGGGAACATCCTCTGTGCTGTCGATGTCGAGACCACAGGGGTTCTGGCTGGGTACAACGAGATCATCCAGATCGCGTGTCTCCCGCTCAACCAACACTTTGAGCCACATCCAGATATGAGATTTTTCTACCTGAACATGGCTCCGACTCACTTCGACCGCATATCAAAAGAGGCCGAGCAGAAGCACGGCATCAAGCAGGAATCGCTCCGGGATTGTGTGTCCCAGGAGCGAGGCATTGAACTCTTTGAGGAGTGGCATCTGAAGCTGGCGCTTCCGTTCGGCAAGCGGCTCGTCCCGCTTGCACATAATTGGGCATTTGAGCGGGGCTTCCTGACTCACTGGCTTGGGCTGGACGCGCTCAACGATATGTGGCACGTCCACCCACGGGACACCATGACTCTCGCGGCGTCAGTCAACGATCTCTTCGTCTGGCATGGGCGGAAGCACCCCTTCCCCTTGCTCAGCCTCGTGGCGATGTGTAAGAGGTTCGACATTGAACTCGATAACGCTCACGACGCTTTGGCTGATTGCATTGGTACCGCCAAGCTCTACGCCTCGATGATGAGGTTTTTGGGAGGCTGAGGCAGGGTCGCTTGTTCCTTCGACCCTGCCTAGTTGTGCCAGCCTCACCATCTTCTGCTGCCTCATTTCCATTCGCTTGGCTTTGCGCATAGAACCGCGAGGCGGACGGGGTGGACTTGTCGCCATATTTGTTTTCTTGTCCCTGCATTTTCTGCATTTCTTGGCCATCGGATTCACTCCCCGATATTGATAGAGATGCCTGAGTGGTTCAATTGCCGAACTGTGGAGAAGTCCACCAGAGCGGCCCGGGTAACATACACACCGTACTGACGAAGCTGCTTGCGGCAAGTCTCGGTGAGTTGGGTTTCAACCTTCCCGCTGATGTTGGCCAGCAGATCAAAGCAGTCCCACTTCGAGACCACCTCCACGATCGCGGCCTGCGCGATGTCCCCGGCCGTGTCTTCCGGCGACCAGTTTACCTTCCCAATCGCTTGTACCACATCATTGATCTTGTAGATGACCACCCCACCAGCGACCACAGTCTTGCCATCCTTCGTCATCAGACTCTGCGTGGCAGTGTTGATGGTCTGACGCGCAACGACAAGCACCTCGATGTCGGAGATCAGAGGCCAGTAGAATCTCACACCGGGCTTCATCTCTTTTGGCTCTCTCCACAGGCTCCACTTGACTGCCCCCTCTGTGGCCCTGATTATGATACGACGAGGCACGAACTGAAGCATTGCCTCAATTATCTGACTAAGCCAACCAAATGCAGATCCCATGGCATCACCATAATTCTTTCGGGCAGTGCTCGGTCCCCATTTTGATCTTGTTCAAGATAGCGATCGAGCCAACAGTGACTTTACATCCACAACCCTTACAGCGTTTCTGTTGTGGGTCGTACCATTCACATGGCCTGCCCGGCTGGTTACAGAAGGTGCCTTCGATGTGTTCGACCTCCTCCTTGGTGCGCGTCGGGCGCCCGGCCTTGTTCCATCGAAGCAACGCCTCCTTGTACATCCACACCTGCATGGTGATTGGCGGGTAGCCCGGAGGCATCTCGCCCGCCGGGACGTTCAATTGGGCGTTGTCGATGTCGGAAATATCGAGCCCGGCCTCCTCGATCATTTCCCTGATCTGCGCATCGGTGACATCGATCATCTCTTTCGTCGTGACCGGGATGACTTGCTGTGGCGCGGGCATCGCACGAGTCAGGTCTTTGCAAGGCCTCTCATGTCTAACGCCCCGCACGGGGCAGGACTCGCAAATGTCCTCGCACACTTCCTGCCCGTGGAATCCACACTTCCGATTCATACAGCGGTGCAAGGTGAGGCCCTTGGCCCGCTTCACAATCTTTTGCCGTTTGTTGCAAGGTTGCATTGCCATCTCCTATGTAGGTTCTCTACCGGTCGAGCCGACCGGGTCTTGAGTTTCTCCACCGCTGGAACCGTCCCCGGGGTCTCCAGTTTCACTCTCGGTGCCCGCCGATTCACAATCCTCTGCTCCCGGGCCTGAGTGAGAGCCATCGGACACAAATGTGTTCAGGACCGCCGTCTGATTGCAGAACCAATAGTGATCCTTGGGATACCCGTAGCTGGCCTCCATATAGTCCGCGAACGACCGAGCGGCCCACAGCGTCCCAAATGAGTGGCATACCGTCCAGATGGGGCCGTAGCAAGACGGACAGCCGCCTTTGTCCAGGCAGCCGCACGGGCCACCACAGGGCCCTCCAGGGGCTGACTCAACACCAGCACCGTGGGCAGAGCCCTGAGCTTCGCTGGTGTGCCACTGGACATCCACCTTGTAGTTGCAGCCAGAACCAGATCCACATGTGCCGCCACCCTCGCTTTTATTTTCTGACGCACCCCCTGAATTTCCACCTCCGCTCATGTTCAACTCCATCGCCTGCCGGGCTGCCGATTGAGCTATCTGTTTGGCTATAATCTCAGGGTCTTCTTCGTCAAAGTTAATGTAGTCTGACAACTCACAGGTCAGGCTGGGCGTCACATCCCCAATGTCACTTGGATTCCTGTCACCAGTCGTGATTACGAGTTGGTCATCTCTGTGAGCGCCCCCGAGAAGCAGGTGCCCAACAGGCGGGCTGACCTCGAAGTTGTACCCGGCCCCACCGTTGGGGTCGCCATCCAATGGCCAGATGGCCACCTCAGCTTGCGCAGCGGGCCACGCCCAATAATATGGGACCGTTTCACCGGTTCGGATGGGAGTCCAGCAAATGACATCCAAGGTATTTTCCTCGGTGTTGAGTGTCATCTGCTCGATCACGACCTTGATCTGGTCAGGCGAGAATTGACCCACGTCCAATGTGATACAGTCTCCGACATCCAGATCCATGTGTTTGATCGGGAGCTTGAACCTGACTTTCTTCCACGAGTTGGCCTTTCGGATCAACCAGAAAGTGGAAGTCTTCAGGACCAGTTCATAGATGTTGTCAGTGAAATAGTCCCAGGCTTCCTTTACCGTCCCGTACTTGTCCACATTGTATTTCAGGATGATCTTCCTGTCGATCTCTTGACCGGACTGGACGGGCGCTCCTGCCTTTCTCCAGGTCACATTATGCGTGGTGTAGACATCCTCAGTCTCACTGAGCGATTCAACAAACGAGCCAGACAGGATGTCGCTCTCGTTTATTGTTCGTTCGGACGATGGCTCGATCGACAGATATTTGATGTAGACCACGTCGTTGCGAATGTAGACTGAGCACCGAGACTGGTAGGCGATGTCCTGGATTAGGTCATACACATCCGGGCGGGTGGTCAGGTAGAAGTTCTTCGGGTAGTTCGTCAGCGCTGCCTTCACCGAAGCAAACGACGCGGCATCCACTGTCAGGTTGGTGTACTTTCCGACCAACCATTCAATGATGTCGCACGGGTTTGGGCCGATCGACGAGGTGAACGAGACATAGAGTTCTTCTGACCACTGATCGTCATAGAGGGACAAGGACTTGTTCAGTCCGATCTCTACGACCTGATAACCTTGGTAGTCTGTCTCATACACGGTGTAGTAGTCCGACGGAACCTCAGTCAAATAACGGAAGCCGTTGGGCGCGGTTCGGAACGCGGCCACCCCATCAACCGTACCGGGGAGCAGGGATACAATGTACAGAATCTCAGCCTCGTCCTGCATGTAGACTTCCGTGCCAGCGGGAGCCCAGAAGAAACTGGCTTCCTGCATCGCGTCGTAGTATGACCATGAATCGACCGGACCCCCAATCATGCCAGGGGTAGCCGAAAGAGCTTCGTCACAATTTTGAAATGCTTGTTCTTGTGTTTCGTTCGCCCAGAAGAATGTGTTGGTGGGTCCGGGCAGCCACGTTTGAGTTGAACGTATGGGCGGGTCGTTCGGGGCGAACGCAGAATAGTTACCAGGAAGCCAGTACACTCCTTGGGTCACTTGAATCCCGGCAGAAGGGCCATACCTCATACCGTAACTGAGGTCAGGCACATCCCGGCATGACTGGTGATTGAATGTGGCGAAGTCAGGGTGGTAACGAACGATAACATTGAAAGTGTTCCCGCTAAACGTCCCTTGGAACAAGGCGTTGTCAATGAAAATGGTCACCTTCTCGTCCTGTGGGAATGACACACCATTGTAAATGTTGAGAGTGTCAGACTCATAAGCTGTCTGCTGGTCGTACAGATCGCGTAGCCGACAAATCTCACCAAAGCGTCTATTTACACATTGTAGGTCAGGACCTAATGCTTTCCCAGTGGCGATGCTCCAAACATTGTTAGGCCCCTGCTCGTAGCTCGATTGATTGCCAGTGGACTGGCTGGGGCACTGGATCTTCAGAGCTTGACAAATACGGGCGTCCAAGGTGAAATCATGGACACCCGTACCTTCCAACAAATAACCTCGGCGTGGCGCCCGTACCTTGACGGCGGGCAGGTGGCAAACCTGACCAAATACGAGCGGCCACGCCTTTCCCAGCGCCTCATCTGGGATGTTCGGGAAATCACCCTCTTCCATGCTGAACCCCACCTGATTGGAGTTCAACTTTGAGAGGATGTTGAAGGAGGCCGACCTCTGGGTCTCGTCCCATTCGATCGGCGTAACCAACTCGCCCTTGAATATGAGAATCTTGTCAATCAATCCCAATCCCTTGGGGAGGATGTAAACTCGCGCAGGGCGTTTGTGGATGTCGTTCGCGTTGTAGATGGCTCGGATGCTGCTGTCTGTGTCGTCGAGAACGACGCTCAAGTCTTGAGAGTCACTCGAACCTTCCAGAATCATGGATGTGTCGAGATCCCCCATCTGAAGAATCTTCGCCTGACAACCTTCTACATCCTGGCCGGAGTAGAAGATGCTACCACCTTCAACCCACTCCACTTCCAAGATCACCACATATTCGGTTCCCAAGTTCTGATCGAGGTAGGCTTGGGCGTTAGCTGTTACAGTTCTCATCGTTCTTCAAACTCCAATATGACATTCATGGTTTCGCCACCGGGCCATCCATCGCCAGCACGTCCTGCGCCAGTGAATTCAAACGGATTGTTTCGGAGGTAGCCGAACCATAAATCGCCGTCGTGGTCAGTTATTTGAATGAGCTTCCCTTGGTAGGAGTTGATAAACTCCCGCAGTTCGAGTGCCTTATTTCGAGAGATCTCGAACTCCCATTGGAATTTCATCCTGCCATTACGAGACTTGACGTAAGTGTAGAGGGCGCCGTTCATCGCTCGCATACTCACCACAGTTGCCGTCAAGGCTTTCGAGTCTCCCCATTTTGGTGATGGGAGGATGGTGGTTGTTCGCGTTGCCGGGTAAGGCCCTCTTATGATAAAGCTCATGCTATCTTCTCGCCTTAGGGTCCAAGAGGGTGATCTATAAACGCTGTCACTGAGTGTGTGAGGTTCATGGACATTCCTTGGCCGTCGTCATTTCCGGGTTGTTCGACTTCAAGCATCTCACCCTCGAACTCAAACGACATCGTCCATCTTGCGCGGCCGTCTTGAGTCGCTGGATCATTTGGGTTGGTGATGAAGCCTTTCCATAATCTACCTTCCCAGTCAGTGAGTCCAATCTCCTGTCCCACAGTGTCCAACATGAAAGTCTGCATGTCATCGACGTCAGTTTCAGTCAGTCCAACAATCGTCACAGCCAATGTGCGAATCTGCGGCCAAGTTGGGTCTGCGTAGACAATGATCTTGCCGCCGCGAGTCTCACGATTTACTCGTGTGTAGGCGTTGCGATCGCGGTTGTCAAGCTCAGGTTTTCTCAGTGTGACCTTGCTGGTCGGCACCCCGAGGTAGGGCTGGTAGAGTGAGAAATTCCCTGTGTCACCTTGAGGGTCCTGCAAGATGTCACTCGGAGGCGTCACATCACTTGCGAAGGTGCTCTCACCTTGGAACGGGGTGTACTGCTTTTTGCTACACGGGGTATCTTCGTACCACGACAGTGAGTGACCGATGAAGTCACTGTGTGTAAAGGTGCGGCGGTAGATCATTTGGACCACCACAGCATCAGTGAGATTTATGGTATTCGCGGCGGTCTTCGAGAACGCGACCTCCACGGTCTGAACAAAGGCAAGGTCCTGATCGAACCTTCCGATCGGGGCTTCCTGCACGAAGGTGAGGGTGTCGTAGAGATGCTGAGTCGGGAGCGGAGTTCTCGCCCTGTCCAGCAGACCGAGGGACTGCTCCATGAAGAAGCGGAAGGGAGTGCTGGTGTGGTCACTCAAAGCGAGGTTGTGCTGGATCACCGGTTTGAATGGTGCCCGAACCTCCACCGTTTGGATCAGCCCGAGATCATGCTCTGCATCCAAGCTGGACAGCGAGGTGACTGTCTGAATGAGATTGAGAGTGTTGCCTGCGGGATTTCTGTCGCCGACAAAGTTGAAGCCAAACATCAACTCGAACAAGCCAAGATCGTTGCTGGCATCCTCAGCAAGAGTCCGCCCGCCAAGAGACGCGAAGGCCAGCGTGTTGGACACTTCAAGAGGGATGTCTCTGGCAACATACGCCACGTCAACCAGAGTCATGGTGCTGGAGGTGGGCTGCTCGCCAGAGAAACCCTGTGCTACGTCAGTCAGACCAAGATCTTGATTGACGGTCTTCTCGTGGACTACCGGGCCAGCACCTATGTTGCTGACAAGCACATCGGCATACAGGCGGCGAACTCGAAGCTCAGCGTCTGTTTGATTCTGCGTGCCGACCACCTGCACATAATGCTGAGCAATCCGAACACCTTCAGTAGCGGCCATGTGTGTCTCCTATTGCACTTCGTAGCCAAACTTCATGGCGTTGATAGTGGAGTTTACCCAGGCGCTGGCGGCGTCAGGATCGTCTTCGACAACAAATATGTCGGTTTGGAAAACGGAGCCAGAGCTAGGCGTGATGTTGGCCGATTCTGTCTCGGTGCCAGCGGAGTCACAAATCATCTTGTACGTGGCGGGAGTCGTTTCGTACCTGGAGTTTGCCCAACCAACCACGCCGTGGATGGTGTCGAAGTTGATCGTCGAGTCATCCAGTGTGTAGATGTCCTTGTTGCCGGTCGTGTCTTCCATGACCCAGTCAGTAGTGGGGAGTGAATTCCCGAACCCTACCTGCTGGTAATTGGTCGCGTAGCTCCCGTTGCCTGTGGCAGAGAAGTTGACCGAATCGTCGCCATCGGGGAAGATGGACTTGACGGTCACCTCACTGAGAAAGTCGTTGTTCTTGCTACCCTCGCCATCACAAACATAGAAGTCATCAATACCGGCGTACTGATTACCCTCAATCGCGTGTGAGTCTCCGACAGAGACTTTAGTGATCGCCCCACTGGCATTTATTGTGTTCACACTGGTGAGATCGAAGACAGGGCAACCATTGATGCGAACCTCGATTGTTCCGTTGGTGGCGTGCGAGTACACTTTCATCTCAACGTAGGACCAGTTCCTCCGGGCAAGGACTGCCCTGGTGCCGCCGAGATACTCGTTGTCGATGCCTTTCACAAAGAATGTGCCCAACCCCATGACCAATTCGGCACACATCTCGCCAGAGGAATTCTTGAAGCAGAATAGAGGCCAAGACCAATCGCTGGTGAGCATCTCGACATCGTAAGGCCGAATAGCGATGCCCGCGATGACAGTGGTGTTGGTAGTGATGTCCGGAGTTCGCATCACCGAGGTGTATGCGCTGTCAGACAGATACATGAACCAATCAGTGCGCTTGATGGCTCCGTCTTCTCTGATGACAAACCTGCTCGCGTTGTCCACGAACTCATACTTCTGGCTCATAATTCCGGAAGGGTCGGGATCGTTATTATTGACCACGCCATAACCTTCATATCCGTCGCACCAAAGAAGCGTCATCAGGATACCTCCACACCGATCCGAAGATCATTGATTAGGGCGATTGACCAGTCATCGCCGTCAGGGTTAAGTTCCATGATCTGAGTGTGGGCGAACGGGTTGTCTTCGCCACCCGGCATGAAATGGCCAGTGTCCTGGATAGTCCCTGTTCCATTCTGAGTGATGAGCTTGGGGTACTTGTGACAGTTGTCAAATTGCTGGGCTTCACACGTTATCATCACACCTTGCACAATCCCGGTGGTGACGTTGCCAGACAGGTTGCTCGTCTCGAAGATGGCTTGGTTGCCCGACGTGTGATCGCTGATGTAGTCACTGTCTTGAACAGCCTCATCAATCACCGCGTACATATTGACGCCAGTGCTGGGTGTCCAGTTGCCAGATGCGTCGGAAGTCACGTCGATCATACACACAGTGCAGTCGCCAAGAAAGTTGTTGTTGGTGATGCCGGAGCCATCGCAAACATACCAGTCATCATAGTACAAGTGGTCTGTCTGACTGCATCGGAACATCACGCGCGAGTATTGGTCGTTGTAACGGTACTGGGTGTTACCAGTGAAAGAAATGATTTCGACGCCATCAACACACACATTGATAGTTCCGTTGGTGTCGTGGCACTTCACCTTCATCTCCAGATAGTACCAAGTGTCAGGGGCGAGGGCTGCGCCATTAGAGGTGTCGAGAAGGGTGGCCCCACGATAAACTGATACCTCGTTCACGCTGTTTACTGACGCGGTTCTCAAGGTTAGACTGTTCCAGCCTATCGTGGCCCCGTCGTCGGCTGGATGTCGAAAGTCCACTACCCAATTGTCGTTGTCATAGTCTCGGAACTTGATGGCAAAACCGGTAATCAAGGTGTCCCCAGTAGGACTCAAATCAGGAGTCGTGATAAACTCAGCATTGCTGAGAGACCGAAGACACTTACCGCCATTACGACCAGCCTGAACTGTGTAGTCAGACCCCCATTTTTGCAGGTACTTCTGGGACAGGATGTTGTAGTATCGGTCTATCTCTGGATTTATGGAACCCCCGGCGTTTCCAAATTTCTCGAAGCCTTCGACCCAGAGCAACGCCATAACACACCTCCAGACGCCGGGGAGCAGTTCTCCCCGGCATTGACAAGGAACTCAACCGCTGATCGTGTAAGTCACTTTCAGCGTGTCACCATTCGCCGTCGCCACGACAGACGAGAAGGCGGCCGTCGACCACAGTGTGCCCGTGTTGCCCGTGGCCTTCACGTTGTTGCTGGACACAAAGATGCCCTTCAGGTTGCCGGTGGCATTGACACTGAAGTCAGCAGTCGTGCTGTTGCTGATGGCACGAGTGGCGGCTGCATCGCTCGCCCACGTCACCCGATTCGATTCGGTGTAGGTCGTCGACTCCGACCAGCCAGCGTGCGAGGCCAGCGTGTCCGCGTCGGCGAATGCCGAGAACCCGGAGTTGTCGACCAGACCAATGTACCACGTCGTCACCGGAGTGCCGCCGTTGAACTGGGTGTCGAGGATGTGGTTCAAGCCGACATCCACAATGCCGTTCGGGAATTCGTAGAGTGCTTTCAGACTGTCATCGCGATTCCGGTGCTCGACGACAAAGCGACCTTTCAGCATTACGCTTTGGTTCATTTTGAACCTCCTAAAGTAAAGGTTAGTGAAGCTTTATGTTGCCACGCTGGACTTGACGACGCAGAGCGTGGCCGATCTCGCGCACCGTTTGCTGCGAGGAGTCTCCGCCGTTTACCGTGACATTCACATCACCTACGTTGGTGACCGTGCCACCCTGCTCACGGAAGACAGGCTGGCTACCTTGATTCATAGCATTCAACTCAGAGAAGAATCGCTGAGATTGTTTTGAGTTTACAACGGTCTCTCCCTTCGCCAAAGTTGTGGAGATCTTGTCTTGGCCTCTTGTCACCGGCCCACCGTCAGCAAAGTACCGACGCATAGGTCCACCGTGGTAAGCCGTGGCGCTGCCACCGGCGCCCGCCTGGGCTCTCGCCGCAGCCAACGCCGCCACTTCCATCCGCCGGTAAGCCATCGCCAACGCATTGACCTGCCCGATTTGACCAGCGGCGGCCGGACCCAGCTTGGCTGTGGCGCTTGCCGTATCATTGACGGATGTCTTTGCGCCGTCGGTTGATACTTTGAGCTTATTCATGGCACTCCTACCATTGTCGATTCGCTTGGTCATCGTGTCTGCGGCCTTCGCGCTTTTCTCCTGCGCACCTTGCTGACCCTCCAGCGAAGTCCTCTGCTGTTCCAACGTACCCAAGACTTGCTTGGCGGCTTGGAGCTTTTCCTTCTCAGGTAGCTTCTCCTGCAAGGTATTAAGTTCCTGAACTAATCCTTTCGTTCCATCGAGTGCTTCGATGACGGCTCTGTAGTTCTCCGCCTGAGAAGCAGTTATATCCCCGGTCTGTATGGCCAGTTCTAACTGCTGCTTGAGTAGCGCGATGTCCGCCTCGGTGGCCGCCTTCCCTTGGATTGCTCCTGTCAACTGAGCCTGAAGAGATCGTTCGAGAGCGAGACCAAACCCCATCTGCTTTTGCACGGCTCTATCCAAGGTAGCGTTGTATTCTTCCTGGGTGACCGTCGAGAGTTTTCCAAGCTCGATGAATCTTGTTGTTATAGCAGCAGATGCCTTGAGGTTCTCAAACCTTCTCATACTCTCTGCAACACCCTCTCTCATAAGATCGTTGGTCTCACCCAACCCTACAGCAATTTGTTCGTCCTTGTCTTTGATGGACTCAAGAAGCTGATCGTATTCTTTCGCGATCTCAACGGACTGTTCGCCGATTCGGCGATCAAAAGCTATGTCACCTTCTCCTTCGATGCGTTCAAGTCCGAGGGCTTCCGCCGCTCCAGCTTTCACTCCACCAGGATCGATAGCTATCCTGATGGGTATGATCTCTCGGGCGAAGGCTGCCTTGGCAGCAGCGACTTCTATGCTCCAATCCTTTCGAGATTGACTGAGAGCAAAACTCAAGCTGTCAGTGATCTTCTTGAAGTTCTCAATGCCAATCGACTTGAGGAATGCGTCACCCCTCGCGGTGTCGGCGAAGATCTCTTCTATCCTGGCATCGATCTCTTCCAGTGCGGATAGTGCCGCGCCCTTCCGAATGGCGTCGTCGGCCTTCAAAGCTCCGCTAGCGATCAGGTCATTCTTCTGCTTTGTTAGCGCTGTAAGCTCTAGTTCAGACCTCTTCTGCTGTGCGAAAAGCTTCTTGGCTCCCTTAGCAGTCTTCGCGATTTGGTCTGTGTGTCGAGTGTAAACCCTTTGCTGATTTTCAAGAATCTCAACTATTCTTTCATCCCACTGAGCGACCTGTCTTTTGTTCTTTGATTGCTCTGCAATAGATTTACCTTGCTCGGCCAGTTTGAGAGCAACCTCACCTTCGGCGAGGGCTCGATCTCGACTCTCTTCTGTCGCACCTATGCCAGCAAAGGTCTTCTGGACTTTAGCTTGCTGCGAGGCCAATTCCCTTGCCAGGAACGCCATCTTCTTGAAGTTGCCTGTAATGCCTTTGAGTTGAGAATCGCGTACACGACTATCAATGTCTTTCTGAATGTCTGCGACTTTCTCAGCGTTGGACTGTATCTTGGAATTGGCGTCACCGATGAACTTCTCAAGACTCTTGACAGAATTCTTATAGAAGGAGAGAATAGCTTTACCTTGAAGCTTAGTCTTTGCAGTAGCTCTCTCAATCGCGTTGTCACGAATGGCAGAAAGCCTGAACTCTTCCTTCTGAGCTTCCACATAGTATTTTGAAGCCGCCTCAGTCAAGCCTGCATATTGCTTGTCTTGTAGCTCAGAAAATTCCTTTGCACCCTCGGCCTGTTGCTCAGCTAGAGCCTGCATACGTACCCTGATGATGTCAGCTTGCTTGGCGCTGGCGGTCATCTGGCCGGTAACTATTTTCCAACCTAGTGAGAATTCGGAGAGAAGAGTATTAACGTGTCCAAGGGCTGCCCCTAAGGTGGGCATCGCGGTGAGCCCCAGGCGGGTGGTGATGTTTTCAAATCTGTTCATCTCTTGAGTCAGTCGGAAAGCATCTGACTGTGTGAACTCATCCCACTTGGAGCTTACTTCACCAGTGGAGTTTTTGATCTCCTCCATAGTCTCAGTGAGAGCTTTACCACCATCGTTCATCAAAGACAACTGACCAACGATCGTTCGCACACGTCGCAGCAAGTCAGCCATCTCGGACGAGCTTCCGCCGGTTTCGACAGCTAACTTCTTTAACACGCCAACCAGACCGCCGAATGTCTGGACAGCTTGCTTACCGTCTTCGACGCCCCACTTGTGGAAGATGTCACGCATCTCTTTAGTCGGCCGAATGATCTTGGTCATAATGGCACGCAACTGCGTGATCGCGGTATCTGCTCGAACACCTTGTCGAGTCATAACGGCAATTGCTGCTGCGGCCTCTTCCCACTCCACACCCATGGCGGCGGTAAGAGGAGTCACACGACCGATGACGTTCGCGATTTCACTCAATCGCAAACGACCTAATTCGACAGTCTTGAACAATGTGTCCGCAACATGCTCGGCTTTGGAAGCCTCGAACCCGTAAGAGTTCATCACCGACGACAACGCGTTGACGGCATCCTTGGTTTCGGACACGGTGACGGTTGCCAACTTGGCGGCTTGCGAAGTGAAGTTGAGAGCTTCACCAACGTCGACAACTTGGTTCGAGATGGTTTGGTAGAAGGCCTCAGCCAGATCTTGTGAGGACTTACCGAGAGCATCAGACAGGGCTATGACGTCTTGGGTAATGGCAGCGCTCTCGGGCAACTTGCCGCCCGCGATTGTCTGGATTTCTTCGATGGCCAACCCGAGTTCCCTGGCTGCTTCCACACCTTCCTTCAATGTTGAGACAAGGACACTAAAAGCTTTGAAAGCGACTCTCGTGGCGATGAGCCGGGTCATCGTCTTCCATGACAGGGTGAACTCTTTCGTCTTTTTCTTTGCCTTGTCGAGAGTTTTATCGACACCAGAAACGCCAGTCTTCCTTGCTTGGTTCTGGAAATTAGCCAACGAGGTCGTGGCAGTATCCAGCTTGGTAGCCAAGTTGCCAAGGCTGCTGTTTGCGCCACTAGCATCGAATCCGAGTTTCTGGGTGATTTCAGGCATACTACATTTTCTTTCCTACCAGATAGGTAAGCGGATTGGGAAGCTTGGCTGTGGCTGCAACTTTCTTCCAGGCCGAGTAGGCGCGGTCTTGGAAGTAGTAAGGAGTGAATCTCACGTTGTTGCTAAACGGCTGCGGAGGGAGGCCCTTTGTAGCCGAGTTGTACTCATTGTAGGCTAGGTATCTCAGATCTGTTTCGTACACAAACCCGACGTAGTCTTTGTTTTGAACCACCCCGCTACCAGAGGAAGTTGATCTTCCCAGGCTGGTTCGATCTTTTCTCGCCCGTATCGGGCCGATCGGAACAGTGGTGCCGAGTTCGCTTGCCAACTTCTGGAAAGTAGCTCGTGATGCCCCGGACCAAGTTGGAATCGGGGTTTGGTTGACTGCTGCATCGATCCAGGCCTGCCCCGCCCTCTCGTTCAGATTACGGAGGGTATTCAGCATGACCTTACGATACGCAAGCACATTTAGGTGCAGTGATTTGAACTCGGTCTTGAATTTCATGCAGGCCTTCTTGAGAGTTGCTCGGCTCGCACATGCTCGGCTGTTTGATGAAAGCCAATCAGCTTGGCTTGCGCAGGAGTTTCAAGATCATCCCAGCACACCCAGTTGTCGTGCCTGATGCCGGGGGGCATGATGTTGAACTCCTTGCAAGTTGACCAAATGGAAAAGTCAGAGGTTCGATTTGGTGGCCAGAGGACCTTGCGAGCTAAACTCCCTGACCACGAAGAAAAGAATCCCGTGCCTCTTTGATCTTGTCTTCATCCAGCGAGTTGGCGATCATCACCGCATTCACGATTCGGTGGATCTCGTTGTCTGAAATCCCGCCCTCAACCAATTCGTTTTTCCACTTTGGCCATGTGCTGGGCTTTTCCATATCGACTTCCGCCCACTCGATATTGCTCGGCTCAAGACTTCTGAGTATCAGAAAGTCGAGTCGTTTGCTGTCTCGCGACTTGCAGGAGATTCTGTACGTGGGGTCTGCCAAGTCAGGAAGCTTCTTACCTCCCTTGACCATCTTCATCGGAGGGATGGGCATCGCGACGAGTTTGTCAAAGTCTTCGCCGATCGTTACCGCCTTGGCCCTGAACGGGATGTCCTTGCCTTCGCCGCCACGAGGAAGTACCAAAATCTCTTCGCAGGACGTTGTGTCTACTCCACCAACTTTCATGTTTCTGTCTCCAAATTAAGGCGCTGTTAAGAGAGATGGCGGCGGAGCAGCGAGCCTCGCTGCTCCGCGCACCAACGATTACTCATTGTTACCGGATGCTCAGCATTCGGTGTCAGTCGAGCGAGTCACAGTGGCTTCGCTCACGTTGCAACGGCCGGAGACGGCGATCGTGGCTTCTCCGACATCATAGTCAAAACCCTCCGTGCGGAAGTCGACAAAGAGCACATCTTCGTCTTCATCCGTTCCGCAAGGCACACAGTGCTTCACGAGGACATCGACTGCGTAAGGCTCGCAGAGATCGCTCGAAGACGACACCCACTCGCTTGCCTCGCCCCGTTGCTTCAAAGCGTCGATCGGCAGAATCGTCTGACCGGACTGCGTCTTGACATACTCGTAGACGAACTCCATGCTCATCTCGACGGGCTGCTCGTCGCCTTCCTTGACGGTGTCAAGGTCACCACGCTCGCGAAGGTACTCGTACTCCTTCGCCTCGGTCCAGGTTAAGTTACCTTCACCGACCTTCACCTCAATCCGTTGGTTGATGAACGTGATGGAACCTTCAGCGTTGCCACTGTTATAGGTGCCAGTGCCCAGCATGGGGGTGATGGTAATGTTGGTCGTGGGACCATCATCGGTGGGGACGCGAGCGGTCACGGTGTGGACCGTGTTCGCCGTTTCGCCATCGATGTAAAGACGAGCCCCGACCGGAATCAAGTTGGTCGTGACCGTGTTGAGAACAACGGTCTCGACTTCCAATTCCACGTCGTTCGCGGTTCCGTTGGCGGACAAATTGCCCGACCCCGCAAGACCATCTTGAATATAGATGGTCACGTCACGCATTTCGATACGTGCCATAATGGTTTCTCCTTTAAGAGATTGTGTAGTTCATTCCGTATACGGCGTCCACTTCAGATTGCCTGACTCGGGTATCCTTGTCAAGCTGTCCAAAGTGGTAAATCCGAACTGCCTCGTGTCGTCCTTTCTTCACTTGGATACACCCTACGAGTGATCCATCGTCCTCGACTCCACTCCCCTTTCGGTAAATCGGGATTGGGTCCAACATCTCATCGGCAAATACTCCGGTCCACTGAATCAGGTCAAAGGCGTCCGCACTGACAATGTCCATGTTCTTAGTGAACAGAAAGTTAATGACGAGGTCGACGTTGAAGTATCCCTTGCTCACCTCTTTGAGGGTCGGGCCGGTTACTCGGAGTTCGACGTGGTCTGCCTGCATTGTGTCGTTGGATCGCTCATCGATGCCTTCAACAAAATACAGTAAAGAGATCCCATTGGCAACACTTTCAAAGTGTGAAGCAACAGACTGGAAGATCCACCGCGCGAGGTTCTTGTCCATCAGTTCAGCCTCCGGTTAAGTAATGACTGCCGTCGCAGTTTGATTCAGTGACAGCAGGTAGTCGTTCGTTTTGACGTGTATGTCTTCGTAGGTTGGCGCACCTTCAATGAGCTTGGCTTGAATGATCCACCCTGTCTTGTACTCGAACGCCGTGACTTTCTTCACGTCGTATCGCAGCCCGTCGTATGTGATCCAATCGTCCTTCTTGATTTCCCAGTCGGAAGGCAGGTCGGTTCGATCCAGGATGAAGTTCCTCATCCCAGCATCAAACGAGCCACCTTGAACGACTTTCTTGTTGGCCGATATGACAGAGATGGACTGGATGACATCTCTCGTCAATGACACTGGCAACACAACAGCACGGGCGATGTAGTGAGAATCGTGAGTCTCAGTCTTGGCGCCAGTGTCGTAATCAGTGCCAACCGTGCCCTGCTGGTAAACCGTGATCGGATTACCATACTGCTTTTTCATCGCGCGAATGGTGCGACGGATGAAGCGGATCAGGTTGTAGTTTGGTCTGGTCATTCTTTCTCGCCTACAGTCGGGTCATCAGAGTATTCATTAAACGGAGTTGTTCCGTGTTCGTTGCAATGACTCCAGAGTTGTCCTTCACTATTTGAGTCAAAACTTCTGTGTTGAAGTTCTCCAGTTCCTTGATGCGTTCGACGAGGCCATCTTCCCGCCTCCAGTCTCTCCAAATGAAGAACAGCACAACCCCGACCAACGGGCCAAAATCCTTCAGCAGATCCACATATTCCATTGTGTCCTCTCCCTTATGAGTCAGCGTATGAGATGTAAAGACCGTCCTTGAAGGTCAGCGTTCGAGTGCCTCCACCGACTTTCGCCACCGCTACATCGGCCGTGGCGCCAGAGGTCTCGTCAGATGACCGATGTGCCCCAGTGATGTTGCCCGTGGCCGTGAAGTTGCCTGTGACGTTCACTGAGCCAGTGAAGGCTCTCGTGCCGTCCACCAGGGCGTATTGTAGATGATCGTCGTCGGCCAGCCCGCCCAAGGCCCCGTGGTCGGTTATACCTCCACCAGCACCACCACCAGCGATGTTGCCGGGAACCTTGCCTCGAAGGTCTTCTGTCTGGATGTGAGTCCAGCCATTGGTGCCCATCTTGAACGTCGAGCGACAGATCAGGAACGCGGTGCCCGAGTCGAGGGTGAACTCACGCGGAAAGTTGTAGTCATCGTAACTGGCGTTGTCGACCAGAGCACCGGTTTCGCCTGTGTAATTCCCGCTCGGCAGATTGACTATGAC